GAAACGATATGTTTCCTTTATTTTGTTTAAAATATAACAATCATTTGTAAGTATATATTTATTAGGTAGTTATGTGATTATTTTTTTGCGATAAAAAAGGCAAAAGGTAGTGTTGTACCCTTTGCCTTTGGTGATGAGATATATATTTACATTGTTATTTAGGGAATTCATTAACCATTGCAAACATACATATAGAAAAAAACCAAATAAGCATCATTGCAGTTCTTGTAATTTCTCCCCAATTTATGAAGCATATATCAGATTTAATAAATGAGAATACTAAGTATAACAGTAAAAACATTGCTACTACATATCTTGTGTATATTAACACTTTATCACTTTTGCTATTTTTTAGATTTTTCATTTTAATTGATCTTGTTTATAGGTTAGTATAAGGGCTTTTACGAGGGCTTCACGAGCTTCCTCATAGCAATTAAACTCATCAGTGCTATTCTCTTCAGAGCCGTATATGAGTTTGCGATTAATTTTTCTAATTTCAAAAGAAAAAGTTTCACTTACTGAATTAGGAAAAGTGTTATCAAAAGTAATGAAACCATATAACCCCCTTTTTCTAAACCAAGCTAAGACATCTGTCCAAGCGGGGACTAAAAAACTATCAGGAGGAACTACTGGTTCGTAGAGAAGTGAAATATCATCATACCACACACAATCTTTTTTATCTTTTTGTATGAGATATAAATCATTCTTTTCGGTACTAAAAGCAAATAGACAATGCTCATTAAAATCTATTTCTTTGAGTTCTTTGGATATAGCCAAAGGTACAAGCCAAGTGGGGTAATTCAACTTATTCATCTTTGTCATTTATTTTTTGTGATAAATATCCTAAAATAAGGATTAACATAGGTACACTGAATATTGCTAACCCTACTATTATATAATCCTGTAAAGTATCATTAGGATTGTATATTCCTTGTGAATTTCCTTTTTCTGTGTGTAACTCATTATTGTTGTTCCTCCTAATGTATGTAGGACGAGGTATATATGTGCTATACATATAAGTTTTACTTGTATTATTCATCTTTCACAAATTTACCATTAATCATTTTTCCTGTTCTGTTTTTGATTTCGTTGTAAGCGATGTTTAGGCAATCTTCTAAGGTTGTTCCTTTGAGTAGTTTAGTAAAACCATTGAGATGTTTAACAAAGTAGATCATAGCATCATAAACAAAATCCAGATCGTTATTATACTTTGACTTGTTACACTCAAATTTGAAAAGATCAATAAGCATACTATTTACTGAGAATGATTGTTTTAAACAAGTATCCTCTATAATTGGTCGTAGTGATAATCCATTTAGAAATACATTGTTAAAATTCTCATTCCTAAAATAACAGTAGTTAATGAGGGTTACAAGGATATCACCAATAGCGTCCTGAATAGCGGGTTTGTCGTTGTCATAACACGCCTTGATAAGTTCGCCTACTTCCTCGTGTGTTTTGAGGAGTTCATCAAAGGGCGTTAGTTGCTCATAGATTTCTCTTTCTTTTGCCCACTCTTGGATAAGAGGGACAAGTTCTTGGATTGTTAAATTTGGTGTATTCATTTGTTTTGTGTTTTTAGTTCTTCTCTAAATCCCATACAATAGGAGTTGTAATTGATGTTAGACTCGTGTGTTAGTACATAGTCGTACCATTGCAGTATCTCTCCTTGAGGCTGATTTTGCTTCATATCTAAATAAATGTCCTCGATATTGAAAAAGTAGTCGGATAGGCATACAATGCCCTTGACGATGTCGTAATTGTCAAATTCAAATTGTAGTTCTTGCTTTTGGCAAAATTCCTTGATGAGGTTGCGGGTAGCGTACTCGAATAACTCGACTACTTCTTTTTCTTTTAATGATTGTCTTTTCATTGGTCTGTTATTTTTTCTAAATTGGACACAGTTACCGGAGTAGTGTATTTACCAACCCCTACTCTGTATGTACAGTTTTCGTAAATCATATTAATGCTGTCAACGCTAATAATAACACCTTCTATATTCTTAGATATTATTCTTACTTTGTCGCCTTCTTTAAAGCGAACTTCTTCTCTTTTTTTGTTTTTATTCATTGTTCTGTAAATTTTATTTTTTTTGCTATTAATTCTACTATATCCACGGTTACGGCATTACCTATTAGCTTGTAGCGTTGAGTTTTTGATATAGGCTTGATAATTTCGTTATAGTTGCCGTATTGTGTCCAGTTGTCTGGAAAACCTTGCAGGCGTTCGCATTCTATTTCAGTGAGGCGACGTATGCCACACAGTAGGTTATTTTCTTGAAAGGCGTTGCTCGATATAGTAGGGCAAATAGTTAGGTCTGCGCCTTTATTTTTACCTCGTGGGAGTTGGCGTATTACCGTCATATCAGAGTGCAAGCCTCCAGAATGCCCGCCTCCTGTGAGGGTACTTGCAGTTTTAGGAATGATGTAAGTATCATCTTGGTTCATATTTCCATTAGCTTTAATTGTTCCACTAATTTGGGTTTGTGATTGACTTTTCGTTTTTGCTGTAGACACAAAATCATTCTCTCCGATAGGAAATACTCCTGGCTGACTTCGTCCTGCAAGATGTCCGATAAGGTACAAGCGTTCTCTATTTTGGGGTAATACCCAGCTTGTATTAAGCAATTGCCATTCAAGTCGATAACCCCCAATGTTGGCAAAGGCTTGGAGAATTGCCCAAAAGTCTGCGCGAGCGTTTGAGCTGAAAGCGCCTTTAACGTTCTCCCAGATAAATAAACTTGGTCGGACGTGAGCAATGAGGGCAATTGCGTACTTGATAAGGCTACTTTTTGCGCCTGCGAGTCCGGCACGCTTTCCAGCAATTGAGAAATCGATGCAAGGCGAACCAAAAGTGATAATGTCAATTCCTGTAAAGTCTCCTCCGTGAACAGAGGTAATATCTCCGATGTATTTTGCATTTGGAAAATTATATTTATAGTTTGCTATTGCGTGTTTATCTATTTCACTAAAATAGTGTTCGGAAAATTCGTAGCCTGCTTGCTGAAAGCCGAGTGAAAAGCCCCCAATCCCGCTAAAAAGGTCTATGATTTTCATTATTCTTTATACTTTTCGTTAATAACATCTAAGTGCTGGTATATCATTTCCGATAAGTCGTTAGAATACGACTCAAAGGCATCAATTAGCACTTTGTCATCTTTCATTGTTTTCTTAAACTGCTTCACAGCTTCTCCGCTGAAGTGTTTAAGCTGCCTGAATGAACGTTTAAATTCGTGGCTGAACTTTGTATCGTCAATTCCGTACATAAGTTCATTGAGGCTATCGGCATACGATAAGGCAAGGATAGCATAGTGGGCTATTTTTTCACGTTTTAGCACGGGCATTACTACTGCTTTATCGTGTTCGGCTATAGCGATATTCATTAGGGTTCGTGCTTCTTGGGGGGTTATATTTAGCCCTCTCGCACGGAGTTCTGTTATAAATTTATTGTTATTACTTTTGTTCATTTTTTAGTGTTTTTTTTTGTTTATTTTGAGGTTAGTAATTCCGAAAGTTCTTTGCCTTGTGTAATGAGGTGATTGTAAAAGAATTTCAAAGTATCTTCTTTTTTGAACCTTCTTAATTTTCCGTCAGGGTCATTGGTGCTGTTTTGAAAATGCTCTATCAATGCCCTAATTGCACTATATTCCTGCTTATCCCTTGCTTTATTTTGCTCTTGTCGAAGTCGCTTCTCGGTCTCTGCTCTCATTAGTTGCTTATCCTTTTCGGTAAGTGTAGCGAAGTAAGGTTGTAATATACCCCGCTGATATAGTGTGTCATAGATAGGCACGGATAGCATAGGCAATTCCTTTGTTTCCTTGTACTCCTCGAAATGCTCATTGAGCCAACGAAGCACGTTTTTTTCTTTTTCCTCTTCTGTCATCGTATTTTGTTTTTCGGATAATTGTGAAATGTTAATGTTATGCGCTCGCTGAGTGTCTTGCAGCCATTGGCGATATTTTCCTAAAACCGTACAGACGTAAGACGAGTCAAAAAACTGATAAGGATTAGTTACTTCCCCAAAATCTCCCCTTCTATCCATCTGAAAGGCTTTGTATATCTCCTGAAAAGACAATCCTGCAAATTTATCAAAAACAGCATTCCATATCTCCTGCTTTTGCAAAGGGTCGATTTCTCCCTTAAGCCCTACAAGAGTAGCAATGTGTGCAAAGAGATAACCGAATGCTTCTTGTATTCTTACCTCCTTACGGTTGTAGTCTCTAAGTCGTAGATATTGGTGTCCTATTTTAGCTATCTCCAACGATGTGAGTTCCCCAGCCTTGACTATTGTTTCTAATATTTTCAAGGGTTTGTCTTCCTGCAAAATAAGGAGGTTTGCAGACTGTGGACTGTTGTCCGTACGACTCAGCGTTTGTAATGATGTTTCCATTTTCGTCTAAGAATATTTGATTGTTAGAGATTTGATGAGGGGCTTGTGTGTTATGTAGCCATTCAGCCTCAAAACCTTTCCATTGTTTTTGAACTATGATACTCAGTATCGCGTTTATATCCTGATTTGTTTTTCGCACCTGCTCAATGAATGTTTTAAAGGCGCGTTCGGTATTGACGGCTTTCTTTGCCTTACGTATCTTTAACCACTCATCTACAAGTTCAGGCGCAAAGCCATCTGATAGCATTGCCTTTCTAAAATTGAA